CTCTGGACTGTGGTAGATGGTTCTGCCTATGTGCAATGTGACAACCAGCATTTTGCCTTACGCGCCGGAGAGCAGATTTTCCTGCCCAAAGGTTGTATGCACCGCCTCAGTAATGTGTCTGACACCCCCGTCACCGTTATTGAAATCCAGTTTGGCAATATCCTCAGCGAGGAAGATATAGAACGCTTCAACGATGATTATGGTCGGGACTCTTGACGAGTCCCATTACCTAAGACAAGTTTCCGCAAGGAATAAAACAAATGCTGACATTAGAAACCGATGCTCGGGTAATTTCGGGCATCGGTTTTCTACTTGCCATGTTAAGCACTACCAAAGAAAAATCCCGCCCATCGGTATAAAAACCTTGGGCGGGTGCGCGTTGCAGGGCTTGGTTACCCTACTTGAACTTGTTGTTTCTTCTTACTTGCGGCGGCGGCGGGCTGCTAAGCCTGCCAGAGCAAGCAGGGAAAGCGTGGCGGTGGTGGGTTCGGGAACCAGATTGGCTTCAAGTTTGATTTTGGAGAGATTGCCAATATCACTATGACCTGTATCACCTGCATAGCTGATTACAAGCTTTGTCACATCTACTTTGGTACCCAAGTTAATCGGATCCAAGCTCCCGGCCCCCGTTGCATCCGAGCTGAATGTCAACTGGAACTGATTCGCTGTTTCGTTCCATGCAATACTACCGCTGAGTGTTACTGGTGTATTGAAAGGTACGGCTCCTGATATATTAGAGAATGAAGTTATTTCACATATATTATTTGAGTGGTTGCCATCATAAAAGATGAACCCGGACTTGTCGTTGTGTGCAGTATAAGCAACCTGCGCCCCTTGACTATAACTATTATATGCTCCGTGACCTGTGGCGATAACATTACTTGCTCCAACTAGAGACAGAGTAAGCGCATAATCTCCCTGATTGCTATTGCCCGCTGTATTCGTGAATTTATAGCTGAACTCGAAAGTATCACCCACATTTTGCAGCACAATGGCATCTGTCAGGGTGTAGGTGTCGACTACACCACCCCAATTTTTACCCGATACAGGGGTATAAGTGTCTGCCGTTCCATCGATAGTACCATGAATAGTTGTACCCCACGAACCATAAGTTGAGGTGCTGTCTTGCAGCGGAGCAATGGTAATAGGGCTCGCTGTTGTCACACCTGCAAGAGTTATAAGTGAAATGATTGTTTTTTTCATGTTTCTAAAAATTGATTATTAAGAGTTTCGAGCGGCTCGTGCAGGGATACCCGTTCCCACGCGCGTCGGGAGGCTGAGAGACCTGCTCCTAAGCCGCTGAAGAAAATATACAGCATTACCAATGCTGATGCTCTCACGAAATCGGCGTTCTCAATAATTGAGGAATATCATCCATCGGCATATTTGTTACTTCAGAGCCGAGAAAAATGGCAAAAAGTGCATAATTTTAAGCGTTTTGGCGTTTTTACGCTTGCATCAGCATTGGTAATGCTGGAGGCAATCGACAAAAACACCTTGCCAAGCGTAGGATGAAGCCGTTTGAGAGCCGTTGCTCCCGGGGCTGCCCTTCCTACCCGGCAAGGTGCCGTTTTGTCCTCTTTGGCTGTCATTCCGCAGGTGAAGTCTGCTTCGTCACCGGAGGCGGCTGCCTGTGAAGCACCTCCATCCGGTGCTCGATAGTCTGCAAGCGGACAGACATCTCGGACAGCACGCGGATGCGCATAGTGGTTTAGAACCGCTGCCCTGTTGCGTGCAATCCTCGTCCGCTTGTAATGGGGGGTAAAAACGCTCAGTCTACAGTATATGATGATTGATGTAAGTTCTTGAAAATAATTGTAAAAAAAATGAAGAAAAAGTAAAAAAGTGCTGGACATTTATCCTGAGTTTGCTATACTTTACAACGAGATAAAGCCTTAACGCTAAACATATTAAATAATGCACAACAAGCTCCACATAACCCGCTACAACAAGACCCGCAACTGGGCCATCTGGGCGAATGAGGAACTGCTGGCAGTAACAGTATACAGAAAAGGCGCACAGGCCGTTCTCGACTACATTCACACATTAACCCAAAACACAATAAATACTATGTCCAAGACTAAGACAACCGCCGCCGCTACCACCGCCACCAACAACGCCGATTTCGACCCGACCATCATCAAGGCCGTCAACGGCGAGGGTAAGACCATCCGCATCAAGTTCGACCCGCTGGGCGTAAGCGTTTGCTACAACCTGAAGGGTAAGTGGTGCGCCCATGAAATCTACAACCAGCCGCTGCCTGAGCTGATTGCCGAGGGCGTATTCACCATCGAGGACGAGGATTCACAAAAGACCTACGCCAAGTATTTCAACGCTGGCAAGAAAGACAAGCGTTCCAAGGCCAAGCGCAGCAAGGCCAAGAAGCAGAAGAAGAACGCCGAGCCCCAGGAACAAGAACAGGAAGCCGCCATCGTAACGATTGAGGAAGCCCCGCAAATGGAAGCCGCAGAAATCAACGAGGAGGTGGAAGCAGCCCTTTGGCAGGAGATTGAGGAAGCCCGCGAGGCTGAGCAGCTGGCAGAGGTAACGATGGAAGCTCAGGACGAGGAAGCCGCAGAAGCCGATGAAGAAAGCGTTGAGCCCGCAGCAGAGGAGCCCGCCACTAACGAACCCGTGACGGAGCTGGAGCCGACCGCCGAAGCCCCGGCACAGGAATCCACCGCTGAGGCCGCTCAGCCCGAAGAAGCCCCGAGCAAGCTCAGTACCTACAACCTGAAAAAAGCCGGACAATCCCCGATGAGTCTCACCCCCGGTAGCGATGATATCAAGCTGGAGCCCGGTGACCAGTTAATCCGAATCTACAAGCGCAGAATGATTGAAGTAGAGGTGACCGAGAATGGCTACAAATGGAACGGCGAGGTATATCCGACCCTCACGCACATCAGCTGGAAAGCTGCCGGATACCAGATCAGCGGCAACACATTCTTCGGCCTCCCCAGCAAGCCCCGCAATAAGGCTTAATCCCAACCCTCGATAAAATTGAGAACCCCAGCGTGGATGCCGGGGCTTCTCCTTGGTGCGCGATATCGCGCTTGTCTAATGAGTTTCAAAGAGGATGCGCTCAATCTCATCTGGTGGGAGGTTAAGCATGTTGAGCATCCCTGTAACTGTAGGCTGTGATACGCCCAGCATTTCCGCACACTTCGAGGCTGAGCCGTATTTCCCGGTGGTCAGGTATTCCTCAAGAATGATGGCGTTGGCCATTTTGATTGCCCTGTTTGTCGGGACTCGCATTGTCTTGCGTTGGGCAATATAGTCATCCATCTTGGTGCGCAGCCGTACAATACGAACATTCTCCTCATTGCGTTCGAAAATGATGGGGATGGAAAAATCGCAATTTGCCTGGGGAACCACCATACCCGGCGCTGATTTTGCATGAATGTTTGGTAGTTCCACCTGAACCTGGGGCTCGGGTTCCTTTCTGGTGCGCCGGAGCTTGTTCAGCGATATCGTGTCTTGTCTTGCTTCTTGTTTCATCTTATTCGAGTCCTTTCTTGAGGGTCACGTCCAACTGCTCTCCATTGTCGTTGATAACGATGCTTTCAAATGCGGCTTGGAATACTTTTTGCAATTCTCGCGGGGTTGAGTCACCTAATGCCGAGTCGATGCTGTAGAGCGCGTCTGCGATTCGCCCGGCGTCTTCATCGGGCAGCTGCCGGATAAGAGCTGCCAGTACCTGGGGGCTGTCCCTGAATCGCAGGATATAGCCTTTCAACAATTCCTCAATCTGGTCTGCTCCGAAGTGAGGGGAGGCGCAGCCCTGCAAATAGTCGTGCCTGTTGGCTGCACAGGTGTAATAGCGGCGCATTACTCCACGTTTGATGGTGTATGTGCCAAGATATAGCCTTCCGCATTTGCCGCATTTCAGAATCCCTTTGAGCGGGTAGATAACCTTGTGTTCTTTCTGATCCAGCCCGCTACGCAGCTCTCGTGCTTCATTATTTCTCTGGCACGTTTTTTCGTACGTCTCTTGGTCAATGATTGGCTGGTGGATGCCTTGAATGAGTCCAGAATCCGTCTTCACATAGCCAGCGTAGACGTAGTGAGTGAGGATACGCTTAATCGTCTGGCTGTTCCAAGGTATACGCTCGCCGCTATCCTTGTTCTTGCGGTACAGCCGTTTCTCTTTATTGAGTTGCCGGGCAATGACTACTGGGCCTTTACCTCCTATATAAAGCTCGTGGATGTAGCGGACAGTAGCAGACTCCAGCCTATCGACCACGAGCTTCTTTTCATGCCATTTGTATCCGTAGGGCGCACTACCACATACCCAACGACCTTGTGCTTTACAGGCGTTGATTTTATCCCTGAGTCGGGAACGGATGATGGCGGCTTCGTAGTCGGCAACCACGGCCATCATGTTCATGGAAAGCTTACCCTCCGGCGTGTGCGTTTCAATGGACTGGGTGGCGCTGACAAATGCCACATTGTGGTCACTAAACTCCTTCATCAGCGTGGTGAAGTCGCCTAAGTCTCGGCTCAGTCGGTCGAGCTTGTACACCACTACACAATCAATCTCACCCGCTCTAACCTGATGCCGGAGCATGTTGAGCTGGTCGCGGTGTACGGTGGTGCCACTCACCGCCGCATCTACGAATGAAGCTACGAACACCCATCCGTCTTTTTCATGGCGGCGTATGCAATCCATGCACATGTCGAATTGGGCATCAAGAGAGTTGTATTCTTGGTCGAGCCCTTTGGCAATGGATTTGCGGGTGTAGATAGCACACCGCTTTGTTGGCATTACTGGATTACTTGTTGTCATCATTTCTGGGAGTCATGGGGAGGTTAAAGAAGTAGTTGCCGCTTTTGGCGTAGCCGCAGATTTTCCAAGCAATCGCGGTCAGGTTGTCGTACTTCACGCCATCGTATGCGAACATGTTTTTGCCGATGACTGTGACCTCGTGGTACTTGCCTTTGTACAGGCGGCGTATGATTGTGCCGACTGGTAGATTGGTTGCGGGCGTATTGGCGTGGTTATTCTCAGGATGACTGGTATCGACTACCTCCATCGGCTTCACATTGAATCGGCGAGGCTTTAACCGGATGAGAGTCTCGTCTGCAATCTCGTGGGCTCGCTTCATGGCACGCTCGGATATCCCTCCGTTGATGAGGGTATTGATTCTCCACGTCAGCCTCTTGATTAGGAACTGGCGATTTCTGGTCGTATAGGGTTGATTCCCGAATAGGAGTACCCACTCGCGCCGGAGTTCGCGGACTTTCATATCCTGCAAAGCGGCTATGCGGGCAGCTCCTTCCTCTGGGGTCAGTTTTGTGATGGTTTGACTCATGCTTGTTGTTGTAAAGGCTTAATAGTAAATCTTTAGTGTACCCTATACTTTAGCACAGATTGAGCTATTTGTCTATATTTTTTTGTATTTAACTCGCTGATTTTTAATGAGGTGGGGACTTTGTGCCTATCGGTCGCACAAACACAATATTGGGATTTTTCAGCATGCGCAGAATCAGCGGGGCAAGTGCTTTTGCCAGCTTGTCGTGAGCCTTTGTGTGACCAAGGGGCGTGATACCAATTTGCTTCATGAGTTGAGCTAAAGTAAGGGGATTGCAGGGAGCGGGCAAGCCTGTGTATGGCCTACCCGCCCCCAGGGTTCCTGTTTCTATCAGCCGATCGTGCGGAGGTAGTTCACGAAGTCAGGCGTATTACGTCCAACATTTCGCAGTACCGGCACAAACACGCTGTTGCGACCGAACTTCTCGCGCTTGCTCGTAAGCTCCCACTTGCCATTGAACAGGCCATCGCGCAGAGCGAACTTCGCTGCGGTCAGGATGTTCTTACCAGCGCGTGTATAAGCCACGCCACGCAGCGTCCAGACGGCCAGCCCATAAGCATCGCCGTTGTACTCAAGCGGCAGCGCATAATCGAGCCCGGCGGGTGCTTTGAACACGAGGTTCACGTGCAGCACCGGGGTGAAGCTGGGCTTCTGGTTGCCCACCCACTCAATCGTACCGCCAGCGGCATGCACTTCCTCAAGCGTGTTGTACACCTGGGGCTTCTCGTCAGAATCGAAGTCGAGATTCTGCACGAACTGCTTGCGGGCTGACAGGATGGTGAGTTCCAAGGGCGCGGGCAGCACCACTTCCTTATTGAGCACCAGATCGCCGCCATTGAACAACTCAGCGAGGCTGCCTACGTTCTGCACAAGATTGAGACGAGGGATGACGATATCGTCACTCTCAATCTCCCCGGCAATGGTGCCAAGGGTGGCAGACTGCGGAGCGGCAAGCTCGGTGGTGGTTGCGGTGGTGGTTGCGGTGGTGGTAGCGGGGCTGATAACCTCCGAGGTCTGACCCTCAGAGCCGTTGATGTCGTATGCTTTGATTTTAGCCATAATAATTACTAGATTTGGGTTGATTAGGTTTGATTGTCTTTGGGTTAAATGCGCTTGAGGTACTTGATCGGCGCACCTGTCGTGATGATTCCGTCCTCCGTGAGCTGAGAGACGAGTTCATCCTTGCTTTTCTGCTTCTGCCCGCGAGGAGCAATAGCGGAAATCTTGTTGCCGAGGGCATCGATGCTCACGCTGCCGCAGCATTCGATAAACGTCTCGGGTGAAATCTTGTCCTTTACCGCGCCAAAGGCGGCGAGTGCATCGGAGATGGTGCGGCGACCAGCTCGATTGGCAAGCTTGTAGCCGGGGATCTCAGCACCATTGAGAGCCATGTCGATGGCGTGGAAGTTGACAGAGTCAATCCATTCCTTGAGCACCTTGGCACAGTCGAGGCATTGAGCCATCATGCGCGGGTCGGAGATGTTGGAGGGGTGAAGCTCCTCGGGGATAGCGAGTCCGGCGTAGCGGCTGGCGATGGGCAGCGCAAGGTTGCGGAGAGCCTTGCAGGTAGCTTGCTTGCGACAGTAGCAGCATTGCTGCCCCGGTTGCTCCTCCTTGTTCTTGGCATTGGCTCTGCGGACAATGGTGTCGATGCGGAGTCTCATGCGCTCGGTGTCCTCGCGGGTGTAGGTGTGAGTGCTGATGTACTGGCGGCGGGGCTGAACGAAGTGGACGCTAAGTTCCTCCAGCTCCGGGAACTTCTCGAACACGCCGAGCGCATAGGCACAGCCCTGTGCATTCGATTCTGCAGGTTCGATGGCACCATAGCCGAACTTCCAGTCCATCAACACGCCCACCTTTCCGGCCACCGCAACGAAGTCGGCTGTACCATAGGTGAGGCCGTCAGCGATGGTAAGGCGAAGCTCGCGAAACTGCACCGGGTTCTCCAGCTTAGCCAGCTCGCCATCGCGGTAGTCTCGGCAGAGCCCGCAGAGGAACGCTTGCTCTTCATTGAGCTTCGAGTAGTCATCCGTCTCCAGAGCCTCGTGCATGAGCGTGCCCTCTTCGGCGGCGGCGTTGGTGCCGCTCTTGCCGTAAAAGGCCGGGCATATTTCCTTATAGCCGAGCGAGGACGGAGAGTGTCTTGCGTGCTTAGCCATTGGGGAACAGCTCCTCTCTATCAGGCTCGTTACCGATGCTCTCGATGCGTGACTGCAAGCGCAGCACCACATCCTCGCACATGTCTTTCAGTTCGGAGTAAAAGCTACGCATCTCGTAGTTGCGTGCGTTGTTGCTCTTTGTCTCCATCACTCCCTCCATGTAGGCCAAGTGGCGTATCACGTGGACGAGGGCTTTCATCTTCTCAATGTCGGTTGTATCCATATTGATTGATTCTTGGGTTAAGGGAAAAATCGTTATCATTGAATGGGAAAGGGTTGCATATCGCCATCGTTAAGCAGGTCAATGTGGGCGAGCTTGGAAGCGCAGACCTGTGCCGTGTGTTCCTCGCAGGTTCCGGCGGCGAAGCAAATCTTCTGGATGCTGGCAGCACCACCGGCACGATGCACGCGGCCAAGTGCCTGGCGCAGATCAGCAGCGGAGAATGTGGGCGATATGATGCTCAGGCGGGAGCGCTTGCCTGTCGGGTCGTGCAGACTCACGCCCACGCCGCCAGCCTGAATGTTGGCAATGACGACCGGAATCTCGTTGCGCTGGAAGCGGTCGATAACGGACTGGCGTTCTTCAGCAGACTGGCCACCGCAGATGATGTCGGAGCAGTTGAGCTTCGCCGCCAGTGCGCAGATAGTTTCGGTGAAGTTCACCAACAGGACCACGCTCTGCCCCTCTTCGATAGCGGTCTTGGTCATTTCCACCATAGCCGGCACTTTGTGCAGCTCGATGGCTTGGCGGGCGCGGAGGACAAGTGTCAGGTGGCTGGCTTTCTTCGAGCCCAGGGCTTCGGCGATCTCATCGAGCTTGTTACCATCGGCTTCACGTTCTGCCTTGCGCAGCTCGTACTTCAGGTTGTCGTACTCGTCCTGAATCGCCTTGGCCTTACCAGTCTCAACGATAGCGGGCTCGATGATGGTTTCCGGGAAGTCCGGGATATCGGCGATGCGGAGGCGGCTACCACGCAGCGGGAAGATATCGTTGTGCAGTTGCCGCAAGCACTCTTCATCGCCGCTGAACTCCATGCCGAAGAATCCCTCACGCACGCCATTCCGCTTAGCCCAGTACCAGTAATTGTACAGGTTGTGGAGTCCAAGGGCGAAGCCGAGGGCTCGCATTTCAAGCGGGTTGCTGGCGGCGGTGGCTGAGCACAGGAGGATGCGGCAATGACGAGCGCGGGCTCCGATGAGTAAGCGAGCGTTGAGGGAGTCACGACCCTTACACTTCTGGCACTCGTCAAAGATGATAAGTGTCTCGTGCGGGACGTGCCACTCATAGCCGGTATCGGTCTTACGGCAGATATCCAGCTTGCCCCTGCGGATGTTCTCGTAGTTGGTGACAAGGAGCGGCTTAATCCCGGCAAGCTTGCATACCTTTTCCCAACTCGGCACAGTTGCCTTGGGGGTGAGGATGATGGTGGGAATGCCGAGGCGGGCAGCTACTTCGCAGCCGATATAGGTCTTGCCTGTGCCGGGGTCGCTGGCGTCAAGGGCTACTCGGTTCGGGCTGAGGAGAGCGCGTTCGATGCTCTCGGCGTGGTCTTTCTGATAGTCTAGGAGTTTAAGCATAATTTTTGGCTTTCACTCCTTTCAGCAGGTCGACTTCAAAAAATCGGACTACTTTTTACAAAAAAAATTACTGGCAGTGGAAAATGCTCTATTTTTGCAACAAAAACCACAATATGTAGTACAAAAGTAGAAAATCCTGTGCCATAATTGCGTATGCACCCTGTGCGCACCTTGACATCACCCTTGGTAAGGCATAAAATATGGCAAAGGAGTAAACACTAAGTGAGTAAGGAAAGTATTATAAATCATTTTTCAGACGTCGGACTCGTATACCGACTCGACAAGGCCTGTAAGGTCTTGTTCACCCCATACACAGCCCTTTTCAAGGAAAGAGGATTGGAGTTCAATTTTGAACTTGAGGGCGCAGAAAAGACGGCCCATCTTGACCGCATTCGCGACATTCTGCTCAGCTTGAGTACAGACACGGAAACCGGGCGTAGGCTTGCAAACGTGCTTGATGAAATCGTGCTGGTAGATAAAGACTATAGCAAGGTGAGCACATACATAGAAGACATCACTCAGAAATGGGGCGATGGTCTACGCGCATCGGGATACAACATTGGCGAACAGCTGGAGCTTGTCGCAGCATTGTGTACAGATGAGCGCAAGGAAGTGAGCGATGCTATGGCAATCATAGTGTCGCGCATACACTCCTTGGATTCTGCTACCAATCGTGACTACCATTGGGTTGGTGACTTTGCGGAAGATAAAGAGGACGGCTCTGTTAAGCTGCCTGTTTTCAAGGTGCCTGATGATAAGGATTTGGCAGCTAAAAAAGAAAACCTTGAGACACAACTTAACGCAGAATTCGAAAAGAATCACTACACTACCGATTGCCATGTGGTGCTTCAGCCGAAATCCGCTGATGGCGAAATCTGGGCTCTGGTTGAACACAGCGGCCGCATTGTGGTTAGGGAGAAAATGGAAGATGGTAAGGCCAGTACCATCAAATATCCGCCATTGACGCGAAGCATCGTTGTCTTAGATACTGAGCGCAGAATACTGCGTATCAAGTCTGGTGCTGAATGGATGTATAATCTACTGTCCAAGAAATTCTCCAATTTCTTCTGCGGCCATGAGGAGCTATTCCAGCAAGGCCAGATGTATTGGTTTGAGCCTATCACCCGTCATGGCTTGGCAAAGGCTTTCAGTATTGCCGATTATAGCACCATCATCAACAAAGCGTATATCGTCTCCATTAAGTGCGATGTCATGGATGGCGCGGAGGGTGACCAACTCACCTTAAACAATACGAAAGACAGGGATATCTGTGCCACTTGGGAGAAGTTTAGCAAAGACCATATTCTTTGGATCAGGTCTATTACCCTGCGCCTGAGAATAAAGGGGTGCAAGAACAGGGTAACTGTAAAGATTGACAAAGAGAAAGGCCTGTTCGTAAGCATGCTTAGTAAGATGGGGCTGATAAGAAGCTGGCTGCGCAGACGTGGCTTTGAGAAGCATTACCCCATCAAGGAGTATTGCAGCAAGGAGAGTAATGCTGCAATACCTGCTGCGTTCTGGCCCATTGTAAGGACTCTGCTTGAAACAGGAGAAGTCAGCAAAGCGAACCTGTATAACGTGTTTGACTCGCTTGCCCCAGGTGTCGGCGACTTCGTGAATCCTCGCATACTGAAAGAAGTTGCTTCTCCTAAATATGAAAAGAAGTGGACGGATGCGTATGGCCGCGAGTGGGACGTGAAGTATAATGAGGCTACAGACAGCTACTATGGCAGCAACATCAATGTTGAACTCGGCATAGAAGCTGGGCCTGACATCGACCCGTCAGAAGTCGAGATTCAGCCCATTAACAAAGATGCCTTGCTGAAAGACATTCAGACCGCACTCATGAAAAACTCCAGACTCAATATGGATGACTTGGGTGACGGCGTCCATCGTCTGGGGCAGCTGAATGCCCTCGGTGTCACAGCATTCTTGGCAACTGGTACGAACTGGCACCCCGCATTTAAAGGCAACAATGTGACCAACTCTTCGATTGCCGTAGTGACGTTTAGCGAATCCCCTCCCGATTTGTACAAAGAACAAATTGAGGAGTCCTATATTCAGCACGCATGGCTCGGTAAATTACTGCGCTGGGATATTGCGGAAAAGCGTCTTGTTGAGATCGCGCCAGTAGAAAGTGAAATCAATGAGAACAATACTCTCATGTTCCAGTCCAACGATACACCGCCTTGGCACAGGTGGCCGCTCGGGTTACCTGAAGAGAGATATCGCCATTTATCGCAGGTGGAGTTTATCTTGGGCTGTGATTATGCAACCATTCGCTACGCTGGCGTTGAGAAGCGCTTCACACTTGACGAGCTTGTGATGCTTCAGCCAAAACGGCCAAAGCGAAATCCCAATAAGGTGAAAGACCATCCCAATTTCGCCACGCTATTACGATTTATCAGGGCGAATGAGCGTAGCGGGGATATGGGCTTCGAGTTGAAAGAAACGGGGTCCTCTGCCTCTCGTAAAAATCTGAATGATGATATCGGATTGTTCTTCGGCACAAATGATTGTGTCTGGGAAGAGATACCAGAGTACCCCGGCAGGTACAGATTAGCGTTTGCTAGTTGTACCACTACTGTGGATGACGATTAAGCCTTAGCCAATTCAGCTTTCAATAGCGCAGCAGTAGACTTGTTTAACTTACGGACATAGGATTCATCTACGCCAAGTAGTTGAGCTATGTCCGTATTTTTCATGCCCTCTGCGTGCCAGATAAAGCACATCTGGGTTCTTTCATCGAGTTTACTCAGATACTGCATCGCTATGGCTGCATCGTTTTTGATGCTAGCGACATTATCGGGGGCGTGTACGCTTTCATCGTAAAGCACATCACCCCATCTTGTAAACTCAGCGCCGGGCTTATCCCAAGCATCATCGGTAATGTCATCGAACTGGCAGAAGTTCTCGCTGCCCGATGCCATTGCCGATGACTTTTTCCCTGTCCCCCGGCGGGATGCCTCACCGTAGTCACCAAGGCGTTTCATGATGAGGCCTTGCATGACAGGTTCAAAGACATCCATCTCGCAACGGAAACAAGCCAAGCTGCACAAGCTCATCCAAAGTTCTATGCCAAAATCATAGGCCGTTTGGTTGTTCATGAGCCACTTATCCGTCCCGTGCCTACGACTGTTGATAGTCTTGGCAAGCATCTGCAAAAGAAGATACTGCCTGTACTCAAGGTCGTAGTTCTTGCTGTTTGTGTCTAATTTGGCGAGGATTCTTTCGCCACCCAATGTTATATCGAATGTAAATACCATAGAATCCTCGGTATACAGGATTCCAAAGTATTGTGATAAAATCCGAGGCTGAGCAGCACCACTTGTCCTTGAGTATCAATAATCAAAAAAGTTCGCCATCCCATTTACGACCTCCATTTCCTGAACAAGCAAATCGCCAAATAGCAGTCGCAAAAACTTTTTTTGCAGAAAGTAGTCCGATTTTTTCATTTGCCCCTGCTGAAAGGAGTAGCCCGAGGAACAAAGGGCTACTCAACAATGGATATTAAGAACCTTACTAAAATAGCTGAGGAAGCAGGTGCTGAGGCCGTAGCCAAGGCAAATCGTGTAAAAGGCTGGAATCTTATCTGCTGCCTGTACTCTGAACCTCGTACTGCCGAGGATGACCTCGCCCATGCTTACGCTACCGAAGCCCGCTCGCTGAGCCTCCTGAGCCTGCGCTTGACCTGTGCCAAAGCCGAAGCCGGGCTGCGTGGTAACACGAAGAAGTATGAACGTCTGACCAAGGCCATCGAGGAAGTTACCAAGCGCGAGATGCGTCTGTCTGCCCTGTGCCACGAAGCCATCAAGGCTGCGCGTGAAGCTGATGAAAAGGCAAAGATTGATAGAAAGGAGAACGCCTGAGATGAGCTATTACCCGAAGCACCAGCTTTCTATCGCTGGCAATCGGGACGAGTTCAGCATCCCCCATTCTGATTTGGGGGATGCCATTTGCTCGTTCCATCTTGTCTGGGGCAAAGTGAATGGCCAGATTCAGCCCTGTATCCTGCATCCGGGCGTCTACTACCCCGGCTTTCAACCTGTAACAGCAAAGGAGGTGTACGAGTATGAAGCCTGAACCTGAAGCGAATAAAGGCAAAGTCTTTGCGATAGACTTCGAGACTTACTACGGCAAGGAGCTGAGCATCGACACCCACGGCCTGTACCACTACCTGCGCGATCCTGCGGCTTCTATCTACCTCGTCTCTATCTATTCTCCTGAATCAGATGGTGAGTTTGCGTATGTAGGTAAGCCGGAAGACTTCGACTGGCAGATGCTTGATGGCTGCACTCTCTGCGCCCACAACGCCCGCTTTGACCGCGCATGCTTCGAGAGGCTGCGCGAGCTGGGCATAGTCCCGGCAGAGCTGCAGGTGGACTGGGTATGCACCGCCGATATGGCTAGTGCGCTCAGCTACGGCCGCTCTCTGAAAGCATCTGTGGAGGGAGCCTTTGGCATCAGCATCAGCAAGGAAACCCGCACCGACATGAAAGACAAGACGTGGGCAGACGCTGTGCGCTTGGGGATGGCCAAGGAGCTTGGCGAGTATTGCCTGAAAGACTCTTGGTACTGCTACCACCTGTACTCTAAGCTCGGCTCACTTTGGAGCCACAAGGAACGCAGGCTGTCAGCCTTAACCCGCGACATGTGCGACTACGGCGTGTACGTGGATCAGAAGCTACTGGCCGAGGGTAAGCAGAAGCTCCTGCGCGTGATGGATGAAGCCGTCAGCAAGATTCCGTGGGCTGATGGCAGCAAGCCTATCCTGTCGCTGAAGAATCTGAAATTGGAATGCGCCAAAGCCGGCATATCAGCACCTGATTCTCTCGCTCAGGACTCTGACAGCTGTACTGCCTGGGAGGAGAAATACGGCGAGCAGTTTCCTTGGGTGGGGGCAATGCGAGACTATCGCAAGGCCAACACGCTGTACAAGAAATTGGAAACCCTTGAGAGCCGCATTCGCCCGGACGGCACATTCTCCTATGGGCTCAAATACTTCGGCGCTCACACAGGCCGCTGGAGCGGCGATGGCGGCTTCAACATCCAGAACTTGCCACGCGTAGCTCAATTCGGCGTGGATCTGCGCAAGATGATTGTACCGCGCCCCGGCCATACGTTCATCATTAGCGACCTCGGCCAGATTGAGCAACGTGTCTTATCTTGGCTGGCGGGTGACAACGCCATGATGGAGGAGCTGGAGAAAGGCATCTCGGTCTATGAAGCCCACGCCCGCGCCACTATGGGATATACAGGCAGCGAGCCCTTGAAGCACGCTAATCCAGACCTGTACCGACTGGCTAAGGCTCGTGTGCTGGGGCTGGGCTATGGCGCCGGTGCTAAGGTGTTCGTCAGGATCGCCAAGACGATGGCGGGGCTGGATATCTCGGAGCGCGAAGCTGAGCGCATCGTGAGAGACTTCCGTAACAGCAACCGCCTTATCACTAAGCTCTGGGCTAAGCTGGACCATGCCTTTAATGTGAACAAGGGCAAGGCTTGCTTCGCTCTGCCGCTGCCCTCTGGCCGCTCTCTTTACTACCGCAATCTCGCCATGACCCCCAAAGGCATGAGCGCAGAAGTACAAGGCAAGCGCTGCGCCTTTTTTGATGGCAAGCTGGCAGAGAACCTGACATCGGCCACGGCTCGCGATGTACTGGGCGAGATCCTGCTGAATCTGGATGCCGCCGGGTATCGAGTTGTGATGCACATCCATGACGAGGTGGTAGTGGAAGTGCCGACCGAAAAAGTTGACACCGCGCTAAAGGATGTGCAGCGCATCATGACCACCGCACCAGAGTGGCTGGAGGGGCTACCCCTCGCAGCTGAAACCACCTCATCAACCTTTTACACCAAATGACCACAATGGACTCAAATCCTCTTACCACCACCAACAGCAACAACGCCCAGGCTCAGTCTACGGACTGGGCTTTGGTGCGTGAATTCTACCTCACTTGCCGCAGCTACAAGCAGACTGCCGAGCATTTTGGCCTCAACCCCGACACGATAAAGAAGCGTTGCCAGCGCGAAAATTGGAAATCGAGGGGACACAGGGGACAAAGTGAGGGGACAACAGAGGGGACAAATGCTGTCCCCTTGTCCCCTGAAAACGGCAATGTGTCCCCCGATGAGGGGACAAACTCTGTCCCCTTGTCCCCCGAAAACAGCGAGAATGTCCCCTGTGATGTCCCCCCGGCTGTCCCCTCTGATACCTCTGCCGATGCCTTTGCCGACTTGCCAATGCGCCCGAACCTAATGGCCTCTGCCGTGAGCTTCGGCCAGCCTTGGCAGCAGCGCGTGATCGCCCACGACAAGCTCCGCGATAAAGCCGCCTACCGCGCCTACATCTGCAACCCGGCTACGAAAGATTGCCTGTTCAGCGGCATCCGCGGCATGAACAAGCAGGAGATGGTGAGCCGCGAGAATCCGGCCGTCAGCATGATAGCCGTGGTGGCTGATTATGATATGGTGATGAGTGACGAGGAACGTATGAAAAAGACCGCAAAGCTCGTTATCAAGCCCAACTTCATCAGCTCCTCCTACTCCGGCGGCACTCATGCGGTCTGGTTCTTGCAAGCCCCGCTGCCGCTGATGCCTAATGCCGAAATGGTACAGGCGCTGCTGGAGACGATTGTACGCAAGCTCAAGCTCAAGAACGCCTACGGCCAGCTGGACGGCAAGGCTTTCTACAACACCTCGCAATACTACCACGCTGGCTGGAACTGGCAGCAGATCAGCACAGAGCCCATCGCAGAGTCCATGTCCTTGCTCTGGCTGGACGAGGCTCTGAAGAAAAGCAAATTCACGACCACCGGCACCCAGATTCCTCTCGCGCGTATATGGGAGGAAATGCAGAAGCGCGGCTGGGACAAGAAGTGGGGCGATAAAGCATTTGAGCTGGGGGCGCGTGGCGTTCGTTTCTGGGATCCGCTGGCAGATTGCCCTACCGCCGCGATAGTGAAAGAGAATGGCATGATTTGCTTCACAGGCCCATTCCCGTTCCAATCGTGGGCAGACATTTTCGGCTCTGACTTCATCGACGCTTTCCGCGCCGACACGTTCGGTAAGGCCTTGAGCGAGTGCTATATGGTCAATAACACTTTCTACGTCTGCAACGAGCTGAGAAGCGAAAATGGCAGCTACAAGCCTTGCCTACTCACCTATAACCGCCAGAACTTCGAATCCCTGGCTACAGAGAAATACGGCCTTAACAGCAAGCCTGAACAGGAGGGTGAGGACAGCCCGGTGAAGCAGTTGGTAGCGAAAATCGCCACATACAACACGCTTCCGGCAGCCTGTCCATTCATTTACCGCAAGGAGCGCATCATTCATATTCAGGGTGAAGCACGACTCAATACCAGCTTCCTGCGCGTACATGAGCCTGATTTGAGCAAGGGGCAGGAGTGGGGCGATGGCTTCCCTTGGATAGCTGCCTTTATGGAACGCCTGTTCCCTGATATCATTCAGCGCGACCGATTCATGGCCGCTTGGGCTTATGCTTACAGAAACGCTTACAAGGGCGAGCCGAAGAACGGCCATACTATCTTCATTGCAGGATCCGTGGGCAGCGGTAAGAACTTCCTGAGTGAATGCCTGTATGGTGCAAGTATGGGTGGAGCGGTTGATGCCAGCGAGTATGTCCTCGGGCAGACTCGCTTCAATGACCACCTGATGGGCAGCGGCGTGTGGACGCTCAACGATACTGTGTCCAAGGGCGACTACCGCGAGCGTGCCATCTTTGCTAAGTCATTGAAGAAGATGGCTGCAAACCACTTCCATTCCTGCGAAGGCAAATACAAGAGCGCTACCGGGATTTACTGGAGTGGCCGCATCATTGTCACGCTCAACACCGACCCTGATTCCCTCCAGCTTCTTCCAGACATCGAGCTATCCAACCGCGATAAGCTCAGCCTGTTCAAGACTACTGACGAGCCGATGAATGATGCCGATGGCGCCGCTAAAGCTAAAGCGGAGATGGGGGCGCTTTGCTCATTCCTACTCAACTGGGAGATACCTGAACATTGCGTGGGTGATGCCAGATGGGGCGTGCGCAATTATTTGCACCCTGAGCTGCTTGCAGAGGCTTCAGATTCCAGCCCTACAGCCTCGTTCCGCGAGATATTGACACTGTTCGTAAAGGACTGCTTCGATGCGGATAAGAGCTTGCAAGAGCTGAAAGGCTCGTCTACGTGGTTCATGCAACAAATGCTGCTGCAGGACGGATTGAAAGACATGATACGAGGGGCTGTAACGCCCACAAGCATCGGTCGGCGTATCAGCAAGCTTGCCAGCTCCGGTGACTTCCCTCTCGTCTATGACCGCCAGTCTAAGGCACGGGAGTGGGCTATCGACCGCAATGCTTTCATGGAATACCTTAACAGCCCTAATCAGGAAGGAGAACTCGATGAGATTTGCCCATTCTAAAGCTCTTTGGCTCGTGACACTTAACGAAGCTGTGACACTGGAGAAATCTAGTGTCACAGCAAAGTGTCATTCTGCTAAGCTGTTGCCTATTAAGCCGTTTCTCTCCCCAATGACACTTGTGACACTTTATTGTACAGATAAAGTATATAGGGGAGAAAAGAATAATGAGAAATGTATACGTGTGAAATTTATATATACGTGTATAGGACTCGTTAAAAACGAAAGTGTCATCTGTCATGTGTCACAACTCGCCGCCACCCCCTACAACCTTTGACACCATACCCCCTTATGTCCAAGAACGATTTATACGCCATCAAGGAAGCCTATCGGCGCAAGCGGTACGAGGAAGCCTACGAGAGTGCCGAAGCCAAAGCTTGGCGCGAGTCTCTTTCCCCGGCTGAACGCGAACGCGCCGAAGCCCTAGGACTTCTACAGGCCTTGCCTGATACGGACGTTAGCAGCCGAAGCCTTGACACCATCCCCCTCAAGATGCAGCCCCAGGAAATCATGGAAATAGAAAGCGAAGAACAGTCGGTAGCAGCACCGCTCCGCAACAAGCTCAGTAAGAATCGCGCCGAGATTCTTACCACGCTCGGTATGCAGGATGTACAGGAGCTTCAAGCCTTTCTGACGCAAGATGGCAACCCGAAGCTTCGCGCCGCCTGTCTCAACTACCTACTTGACCAAGGAAGCACCACCATCGAGGAATGTGCGAAGAAGATGGGGATGAGCAAGCAAGCTTTCCACTACCACGTCCGGCAGATTGAGAAGCAGCTGGGCTTGCCACCTATGGGCAACCAGCGCAAGCAATCCTCTCGTGAAGCCTATCGTCTCAGCAATCGCCGCCGCTAATTTTGACAACTGCTCAGAATATATGGAAACAAACACTTCTGAAATAGCAATCGAAGAAAGTGGTTGTCGTGTTAACACGACAAGCAAAATGTTACCCGGCATTATCGAGTCCGGCGTGATAGGTATTCAGATGAGTGGTAATGGTCTGATTATCACCAAGGAGGACATTACGGCTGATGAATACAATGCAGTATTCCGTACTGTGCTGTCCATCAACAAATCGAGCTGCTGGCTACTGGGCGATATTCTTCTGCTCGGTGACCGCCGTTGGGGTAACCAGTATACCACAGGCAAGTACGAGGAAGCCATGCAAGCTACAGGCTTGTCCCGCAGTACGCTCCGCGATATCGTGCTGACCTGTAAGAAGTTCCCGGTAGACAAGCGACATCCCGGTCTGTCCTTCACGCATCACCAAGAGATAGCTCGTACCGATGCCGACCCTGACCAGCGCGAGGAAGTCTTACAGAAAGCCGCCGAGGATAAGCTGACATGTACAGCCCTGCGCAAGCAACTCAACAAGACCAAGTTCAAAGAGGAACCCGAGGTAGACATGAGCCGCCCGCCTGTAGGCGAAGAACCTGACCGCCTGGGGATTCTCGACCTGCCGGAGCGAGTGAGCCCTGATGCCCCGCCTAAGTGGGATGCTCTCAACTTCGGCCGATGGGCAGCAAAGCAAGAGCCCTGCGAATATACTCGCGAACAATGCGATGCCGCGCTTGAGCTACTGAAGCCTTTGCTGGAATACCATGAAGAAATCATGTTCCGCCTGAAGGAGCTTGACGAAGCCGTAACCACCGCCTGACACCAGCTAAACCTGCCTATGGGGAACACGAAAAAGCCAGTTCAGCGGGCGCTCAGCCGCCGCAAAAGCCGAATTACGGGGCTTCTGGCCTCAAAAAATCGGATTCATGGTGACCATCGTCATCTAAGGAATCTATTGACTGTCAATCACTAGACTTGCCCCGGCTTGTGCGAGCGCACTTCTCGCGCGAAACACTTTTTATGCTTTCCCACTTTGCAACGCCTTGTAGGGCGCGTCAGCGCCCCTCATGGCAAGCTGAGAAAAGTTCATCTAACTCTCGTAAAATCAAATGCTAAACCTCGCCTCAGTAAAGAGCGTCTCGGATGGCTTGCCAAAAGCGCAAATGAGCATAGGGTCGTTGCTCAACGGCTGCACTCCTTTCGATAGAAGCTTTATGCGCTCCACGGCTCCCTCCAGCCCCTCACTTTTCCCATTTCCTCAACACTAAACACAACACATCATGACCAAAAATACAGATAAAGACAACACCGCCGCCCGCAAGAGCAACTTGCTTGACTACATCCTTACAGCCGTTGGCTGCACGCTTATTCTGTACTGCTGCGTAGATTGGCACTTCACGTCTAAGCGCTTGAGAGCTGAGCTTGACGCCTGTCACCAGCAGCTCATGGAAAACATGGAGGAAAGCACACGCAGAATACAGGAAGACACGGAAAGGCTGAAAGCCTTAAACGCAGAAAATCAGTCTATTACTGCCGAAGAAAAATAAAAAAACTGCTGGACTTGTACGCTCAATATGCTACAGTATAGAAAGCGATAAACCGCTAACTATAAATATGCAAGAGCTAATCAAGACAGCGTGGCCCGGAGCCTTGGTAGATGCAGAAACCCTGCAATACGAACTCTGGGGAGAATCCAAGCAACCGAAAGAGAGTCAGGTTATCGTTCACGAGCCTGACTCTTTTAATCGTGGGGGTATCACAGTAACATTCGGCAGCATCCAGACTCACAACGGCGCCAACATGGCAAGGGTGATAGCCCTGCCGGATGGACTTCGCAAGCTGGAATGGTACAGAGTCACCAAGGACTTCGATATACAGCCAATCTCCACCATCATTCACCACTTCCCAGAGAACATGAAAGAGGAGTGGCTTTCCAATTTCCCCGAATAACCAACACAACACAGAATCCATGAGCAACGAATACACACCTGAACAGGAAGCACAAGCCCAGAAAATCGCACTCCAGATAGCTGAGGAGCTGGCGGGCGGTCTACAGAACATCATCGTCTGCATCGGCTGCAAGGATTTTCTAGCCCTGACAGCGAATGAAGAGAAGAAGCAGCTCGGCGGGCTGGTATTCCGATACCCGCGCCGCTTTGCCAGCAACCACTCCAACGAGGTACGCATCTTCGCGATGCAGGATGGAACCCGCAAGCTGGAATGGGGCTATGTATCCAAGAAAGGATATCTGCTACTCGACACAGCGGAGAACGTAAGCCCTGACAAGCTGGAGGAAGTCTGGTGGGAACACACCGCCTGTACAGTACGCCCGCCGTGGTTCATAGAAGCCTGCCGGATTAAGGTGAAGCTGGGGCAAACTGTGGTAACTATGGGAGCCAATGAAGCCTTTACGAAAGAAGAGATAGCCAAGTGCATGAAGCGCCACTCCTACGGCGACTGGGGCGATTGCTGCGAGGAGGACAAAAAGACCAACGATGCCGCCATCGACCCGAAAGACCCCGGAAGAGTCATGAGCGTATACAAGTTCGAAGATGGTCGCGTCCTCTGGATTATCACGGAGTGGGACAGAAGCCGTACCACCGCGCTACTGCCGGAAGAATACTAAACAGCAACAACATTAACCTTTAACCCCGCCCCGCAAGGGGCATTCCCTTTATGTCGAATATCGTTACACCAGCCCAAGCCGATACAGTTCTTGAAGTCAACCGCGCCAATGCTATTAAGCAAGCTATTTCCAAGGTGAAGTCCAAGAAAACACTCACCAAGGCCGAAGTAGATTTGTTGCAATCCATCGCCTACAGCCCCGGCCAAAAGGGCGACCTGACCATTACCGAAGCCAAGACCGTTGTTGATTTGGCAGCGGCTCTGGGCGTATGCCGGAGAACGATAGGCAACTGGCGTAAGCTGGAGGGTGCGCCGGAGCCGAAGCCGAATGGCACGCACGATGTCATTGCATGGCGTAAGTTCATGCACGAGAAACGGCTGGATGGTACAGAGCCCGGCGATGAAGAGGGCTTGAAAGTCCGCAAGCTCATGGCTGAAATCCATGAAAAAGAGTTCCGCTTGGCTATCCGCAAGGGCGAGTACATCCGCAAAGACCTTGTACGTGAAGCATGGCTGAGCCGTTGCGGGCGCGTGGTGAATCTACTGCGTTCCAAATTTGAAAAAGAGATGCCACCTGTCTTGGCCGGGAAAGATGCCCCGAGCATACAGGAGGCTCTGGCTCAGGCGATAGACGAAGTGTTGACGGCTCTGCACGATGGCACAGGAGCGGACTCCGGCGGCAACAAGGAAAGCCTAACGCCCTGACTTTTGACAACCCGCCAGAGCATGTGCCACCTAAAGCTAAACAAAAGACCTCGGTATTGGAAGAACGCTTCGCCCGCATGTGGGATGCGCTCGGTGGCCCTGTGCTGAAACGCGAGTATCAATTTGTACCGACCCGCCGCTGGCGTGCGGACTTTGCTTGGGAAGATGCCCACATACTCGTTGAGATTGAGGGCGGCGTTTGGAGTGGAGGTCGGCATCTGACACCCCGAGGCTTCCTCAATGATGCCGAGAAGTACCTCACGGCCACGCTCCAAGGTTGGACTGTCATTCGACTGACAGCCCCGCAGATTAACCCCGCCACCCTCAAACAGATTCTTGATTATGCCCGAGAACGAATATCTGGAAGCCCTGTGGCGTGAAGCATGGACTCCACCCGACCGCCAAGATGTATGGGCTTGGGCTGAACACCATATTGAAAGCATCCCATATTCGCCTATCCCGGGCAGATTCCGAGTCCTCCATTCTCCTATGCTCAAGGAAGTAATGCAGGAAATGGTGAATCCGCGTACCCGACTGGTTTCCATCATTGCAGCTGTGCAGAGTTCCAAATCCACCGCGATTGAGGTGGCTCTCTGCTACATCATCTCCAACCTGCCTGGGCCTACACTCTGGCTGGATCAGAACGATGATGACGCCAAAGACCAAGCAGAGGGACGCTTGCGTAAGCTCTTTGATAGCTGCCAACCAGTCAAAGCCCTGTACCCGGCAGATAAATACAAGCTGCGCAATACCACCATCCACTTTGCCAACGGCATGACTCTATGGGTGGAGGGCGCATACAACAAGAGCAACCTGCAGCGCCGCTCTATCCGCTGGCTGATTGGTGACGAAACTTGGCGTTGGCCACAAGGCCACATGGCTGAAGCTGAAGCTCGTACCACCGCTTTCGGCTGGCTGGGCAAGTGTATCTTCTGCTCACAGGGTGGCTTCGATGGTGACGATACGCACACCAAGTTCGGTACGACTGACCAAAGAGAGTGGATGTTCACCTGTCCGCATTGCGGTAAGGAACAGGCCTTTTCGTGGACTTGCGTTGAATGGGCAAAGGATTGCAAGGATGCTGATGGTAACTATGACTTCCGCAAGGTACGCGCTACCACTTACATGCGCTGCATCCATTGCCAAGCGCACTTTGAGGACAGAGACGATGTCCGGCGTGATCTTAACGCTTCAGGTCGATTTGTAGCTCAGAATTCTAATGCAGCTTCCGAATACGTGGGCTTTCATTGGAATGCGCTGGCCACCATGAGCTGGGGCATGTTGGCTGAGCTGTACCTCCGCGCCAAGGCTGCGGCGCGTAAAGGTGACTATACCCAGCTGCAGCAGTTTTACCAGAAGCGCCTCGCATTGCCTTGGAACGATGTGCAGGAGGATTACCATATCGAAACCACGCCATCTGATTACCGCATCGGTGAGCCCTGGGAGAATGAGGGCAACATCGGCGGTATATCGTTACGCTTCCTGACTGTAGACGTGCAGCGTGAAAGTTTTTATGTGGTTGTACGCTCATGGGCGTTGGATGGCAGCTCGCGCATGATGGACTGCGCGCATGTGCAGACGTGGGAGGATATTGTCTCTATGCAGGAGAAGTATGGGGTACGCGCGAATCTTGTCTTTGTGGATGCCGGCTATTCAACGTACGAGGTGTATGCCCATTGTGCGGAGCATGGCTGGACTGCCCTGATGGGTGATAAGCGCAACACGTTCACACATCGCCCCAGCGGCGGGCAGACTGTTGAGCGATTCTACTCGCCTAAGCGTAGCATCAACCTCGGCTACAACAAAGGCGGTCAGAGTTTCTGCGATATGTACTTCTGGAGTAACCTGAACGTAAAGGATGCACTCTTCCGCTTGCGAAAGAATGTTACCGCGCCCCTGTGGGAAGTACCATCCAACGCGCCTACCGAATATCTCGACATGTTGGACTCCGAAAGCCGTACCTACGATAAAGGCCGTTGGATATGGAAGCAGATTGGTGAACGCCCGAACCACTATCTCGACTGTGAGGCCATGCAGGTCTGCGCAGCTATCATGCTCAAGCTTGTAGGCTCAGAGAGCGTGAGTTCGAGCGAATAAACAGAGACTTTAACCCCTGATTTAACCGGATTCTTCGAGTTAAATTGAGGTCAAATCGGGGTTAAAGCGGGGTTAGATAGGAGTCAAATTAAGGTCAAATCGCTATCAAACACCAGTCAGATTGAGCTTAGATTCAGGTCAAATTAAGGTCAAACTGCGGTTAAAGCGGTCAAAAAGCGGTTAAACTGCCCGATTTTAGGTTAAACAGCTGTTAAAGAGCTGTCGAATGCAGGTCAAATCGGGGTTAGATTGAGGTCAAATCGAGGTCAAATCGGGGTTAGATTGAGGTCAAATCGAGGTCAAATCGGGGTCAAATCGGGGTCAAATCGAGGTCAAATCGAGGTCAAATCGAGGTCAAATCACGGTTAAACTCCTGTTGAAGTGCTATCGTCTTTGACGTGTGTGAGGCTGCGCACTTAATCGTCTTGCTCGTCCTCTATTTTCTTGAGCACAATGTAACTTGCAATGCAACCTACAACCAGACCAATTAACGCACCAAGTGCAGGATTGGCGTGTTTGAACAAACAACCAATACCAGCACCAATACCGCTTACAAGAGCTATAACATGGCATGCTATAACGAAACGGCAGACAACTCGAACGAGCCGACACGTAGCCGGAAGATTCGCCAGATTGAGTAGCTCAGGGACGGGAAGATTCTCCTTTTCCTCATCGTCATCTTCCTCTTCAGCCTCAAGTATAGCTGCTTTTCTTCTTGTCTTGGATCGTGCAGCAATGACTTCTCCAAGAGGAAGCCATTTTGATTCGCCTTTTTTGCAAACTTGCGTATCATCGAAGATTTTACCTTCTTGCCGTAATATCATGATATGTTCAAAGGAATAAGTCCCTTTGACCTGATTATTATCATCCGTGTAGTAGTATTCGGCCATGGCATTCATCATAGTGATGATAGTATTATATATTTGATGGCGAGTCAAGTATGCTTTTTTGACAAGCCGCCGGAGTGCATGGACACTCCACAGATTTATTGCTCCCACACCGATATCGTTGCAACAGACTGCCTGATTGAGAATCCCCGCAACCCGAACCGCCACCCGGAAGACCAGATTATCGCTCTGGCAAAAATCATACGCCACCAAGGCTGGCGCAATCCGATTGTCGTAAGCCGCCGCTCCGGCTTCGTGGTAAAAGGCCATGGCCGCTTGCTTGCTGCCAGAATGCTGGGGCTCGACTCTGTACCTGTCGATTATCAGGAGTATGAGAATGAGGCAGCGGAGTGGGCCGACATGATCGCCGACAACAAGATTGCCGAACTCTCCAACATGGATGAGCAGATGCTTAACACCCTCATGCAGGAATTGGAGGGGGAGATTGACTTGGCACTTACAGGCTTTGACGATGCAGCTATCAGCACGATGCTGGCTCAGGCAGAGGATATCGAGGACATCCCTGAAGCTGTACCCTTGGATGCCGACAACGACATCACAGTCACCACCATGCCGTTCATTGCGTACGGAGCCAAGAAAGCCTACATGCAGCCGGATGAAGTAGAACGCTTTGAGCGTATGCTGAAGAACTACAGCGCAGAACACGGCAACTACAACGGCCTTGTGCTGGAGCTTCTGGAGTACGGCGATTCTCGCTTCCGTAACACCACCACTCAGAACACCCATGAAAGCTGAAAACAGTAAGAAAGCAGAGTTCATACCCTCATATCCGCTGTCGGCCTTAGCCCCGGCTGACTACAACCCTCGTAAGCTGGATGAGGACAAGTTCATCAAGCTGCAGGAGAGCTTGCGGAAGTTCGGGGTGATTAAGCCAGTCATTATCAATGGCGAGAACGGCATCCTGACTGCTGGCCACCAGCGCACCCGAGCCATGAAAGCCATAGGCATCACCCATTGCCCGGCTATCCGACTCCAAGACATCACCCGCACCGATGAAATCCGATTCAACCTCTTCCACAACAGCATCGAAACCAACAAGACTCCGGTCACGCTGAATCTGGAGGGTAGCGAGCTGGAGCCTGAAACGTACTGCTACATCGAGCCTGAGCGCATCCAGTTCAAACGCAACAACAATGCGCTTATCATTAACGGCATGAGCGGGCTTATCATGCGCTATGGCAGCTGGGGCAGCGTTGTGTGTTCCGAGGATGGGCGTGTGTTGCTCAACTCTGACTACGCTGTAGCTTGCAAACAGCTTCGCGTATCCTGTCTCTGCTACATGATTCCCCAGGAACAGGAGGCTGAGATGCTTCGTTACCTGAGTCTCGACTACGGCCAATACTTCTACGATGCCCTGGGCGTGAAGTCCTACAACCAGCTGCATTGCCAGATGCACCGATTGCAGGGACGCAAGAAGCGACTCATCGTCTCCACCCTTTACGAGAACCACGTTATCCCCACGCTGAAAAAGACCGAGCGTACTGTAGACTTCGGTGCCGGGCGATGTGCCTACGCCAAGATGCTTTCCGAGCGTGGCTACAACCTACTTGCCTACGAGCCCCACTTTCAGGACAAGGGCGTGCTGAATGTCCGCGAAGTCGTGAAGCAAATCAATGGACTGCATGCCGACCTGAGTCGCAATGGCCTGTATGATGCCGTGGTGCTGGACAGCGTACTCAATTCCGTGGTGAACAGTCGCTTTGAGCATGCCGTGTTGACCACCTGTAACGCGCTGCTGAAGCAGGACGGCCGCATCTACATCGGTACTCGCTCGCTCAACTTTACCGAGCGCCTCAAGACGTTCAAGACCTACAACAGCCACGGCCGCGATATCCAGTTCCTCGATAAAGAAAACTTTGGCGCGACCTACCGCAGCGGCGTCTGGACAATGCAGCACTTCCATACCCACGAAAGCCTCCGGGAGCTGCTGTTGCAATACTTCGAGAAAGTCGAGTTCTTCGGCTCTGATTCGCTGCCCCAGCTCTATGCCATAGCCTACCACCCGAAGAAGCTCAGCCGGGAGAAGATTGAGGAAGCCATCAACACCGAGTTCAACATGGAATACCCCGGCAACTACCGCCACAATAAGCATGAAAAGCTGACCGCTGAACTTATGCAAAGGATTGAAAGTGAACGTGGATTTGTGTAAAAAGAGTTTGAAAATCGTCCGAGATTGTGCTATACTAGACGCTGAACCAATATGATTATCATCCGAACAATTCAGGTATCAGGCCGCTTTTCCTATCTCTGGCTCAAACACGTTCACGGAGTCAATCTGCGTGAGCATTGTGCGCATAGCCTTATCGGAGACTACAACGCCTCTATCCGGCCAAGCATACAGGAGCTGCACAATGTGCCATTGCCGGATGCCCCATACCATTACCTGTGCGGAGTAAGTTCACCTTACGTCTGGAGCCGGAACTTCCATCTGGCATTCCGGGAGAAAGAGGGTAGCATGCTACGAGTCTCACGCCATGGCATTGAGATTGAAATCGAGAACGCCGAGGAGATTCCATTCAGCGAAGAAGACATCGACCCGGCAGACCCGCACATCGGGCATAAGAGCTACCGAACTTGCCGCAACTGGCAATTTGCCCATAAGATAGCCAAGTGGCTGTAATTGAAAGAGGACGTATCCACCTGAGCAGATACGTCCTCTTCTTTTTGTGTGGTAAAGTATTCTTACTTGGAAAGCTTGGCCACAGCGTCCTTCAGGTTCTTACCGACCTTGAACTTCACAACTGTGCGGGCGGGGATAGCCACGTCCTTGCCGGGGTCCTTGGGGTTGCGACCGACCTTTGCTTTCACCTCCTTGGGGCAGAACGTACCGAAGTTGCGGAACACCACAGTATCGCCGTTGCTGACAGCTTCCGTGATGGAATCCACCATCTTCTGCACAACCTCCAGTACATCTGCCTGAGTGCAGCCGTTGTCCAGCTGAGCGCAGACCATATTCACGAGTTCTCTCTTGGTGATAGTAGCCATAAGTGTAAAAGTTTGTGGTGGTTATTATAGTTCGTTCTGCCGTCTCGGTCAAGCTCTTTCGGCTTAGATTGTGTCTGTTTTTGACACGCCCGCAAGGGTATGTTCAAGTACATTTTCAATCGACTGAAGGAGCGCTCTACGTGGCTTGGCCTTATCGGCCTTGTGACCGCTTGCGGAGCTACCATTTCCGCAGAGCTTGCAGAGCAGATTATCGCAGCAGGCATCGCCATTGCCGGTGCTATCGGCATTGTAACCAAAGACAAGGAGGACAATACCAATGGCTGATACTCTGGCACAAGTGCAAAAGGACGTGCAGTTCTGGCAGCGCTTGCTGACCTTTGCCGGATACAAGCCCGGCAAGATAGATGGCGTCAATGGCCGCAAGACCAAGGCTGCAACCCATGAATGGCTCAACGATGCTGCCCACCTGAAAACGGAGTATGGCAGCTTCGATGACCGCTCCGAGCGCAACATTGCCACGCTTACCCCGGAAGCGCAACGAGCCGCCCGCATCTGGCTCAAAGCAGCCAAGGCTGTAGCTGAAGCCGAGGGGTACGATGTCCGCATCATCTGCGGTACTCGCACCTACAAGGAACAGGACGCACTCTATCGTAAGCGCCCGCGCGTCACCAAAGCCCGTGGTGGCCAGAGCATGCACAACTTCGGCATTGCTTGGGACATCGGCATCTTCAAGGGTAAGGAATACTTCGGTGACCATCCCCTGTATGCGAAAGTAGGCAAGCTCTACACTCAGACTCCGGGCATTACCTGGGGTGGTACGTGGACGAGCTTTGTTGACCAGCCCCATTACCAGCTCAGCCTGTACGCCACCAGTACCGCAGCCCGAACCGAGTTTGAGAAATGAGTGCAAAAGGACTCTTCATCAAAGGCTTCACCGAGCTTGAAGTGAAGCAGATACAGGCCAACGCCAAGAAGCTGCTCATGGAGGGTAAGACCATCATGAGCTGGAATGATGGCAGCACGTCTGTTTCCAAGCAATTCACCATGCCCATCACCGATATCTTGGAGGAATGCGCCTACGCTCTGACTCACTTCGAGCGCCAAGCCGGTGACGAGTCCCATGCCTCCAGCTCATTATCCCGCGCCCCCTACCGCTTCCCCTTATGAACTTCATCCAACGACTTGCAGCTCGTGTATTCTTCGGCACCACCTCAGTCTTTGAGGGGGCTAATCGTTCGCCGCGCCGGGCAAGCGTGCCGGGCAGCGCACCGCAGGATGCAACGCTCGACCTTTCCCCCGGTATCCGCTCCGAGCTGGTACGCCGCAGCCGCTACCTCGTAAAGAACAGCGGATTCCTGCGCGAGATTGTCGGCAGCATGGCTCTGTACTCCATCGGAGACGGCATCCTGCCACAGCCTGCATCCAAGGATGCCGCTTGGAACGAGAAAGCCTTGGACTACTTCACCCGCTGGGCAAGGCATGCCGACATCTCCGGCCGTTTCAACCTGATACAATGCGAACACCTTGCCTGTAAGGCCTTGGACGTGGATGGGGAAATCTTCATCCTCAAAACGCTGGAAAACGGCGAGCCTAAGATACAGCTCATAGAAAGCCATCGTATCGGCTCAACCGACATCGACAACACCGAGTCACCTTTCATTGATGGCGTAAAGCTTTCCGGCGTAGGCAAGCCCGTAGCCTATCGCTTGCTCAAGGACGATGGCGGCTTCACGGATCTGGCGGCTCACGATGTCCTGCACATCTTCGACCCGGATGCCGTTTCGCAGCTACGCGGATTCCCCACCTTGCAGCACAGTATCAACCACATGCTGGATGTCATGGAGTTGCTGGCCTTGGAGAAGCATGCTGTAAAGGACAACGCTGATGTGGCTCGCGTCCTCAAGACCAACAAGGTGAATGTGGATGACCGCGACTTCCGTATTGATACGCCCCGCACGCCCAGCGGCAGCGATGCCGGCTTCCTACAGACCATCCTCGGCGGCAAGCTGGTGAAGCTTCAACCGGATGAAGCTCTGGAGAGTTTTCAGAGCAACAGGCCCAGCCCCACGTTCCAAGGCTTCCTTGATTACCTGCAACGCGACAGCGCATTGGGTTTGTTACCTTACGAGTTCTCCAGCGATTCTTCCAAGGTGGGAGGAGCCGGAGTTCGTCTTATTGTTGCGAAAGCCGACCGCCGTTTCAGTTACCGACAGAATGTGCTCATCGACCGGATGCTTCGCCCGATATGGCTCTTTGTCATCGGGCATGCCATCTCGGCGGGCAAACTGCCACCCGCAGAAAACTGGACGGAGGTCGATTTCGTGACTCCCCGCAGAGTCACAGTCGATGCCGGGCGTGAAAGCCAGCAGAATCGAGAGGACATCAAGGCAGGGCTGAAAACGCTTACCGACCACTTTGCCGAGCTGGGCTGTGACATCAACCATGAGCTGGAGACAAGAGCCCGGGAGATGGCACTTATTCGCGAAACCGCAGCCAAGTATGGCCTCGCTCCGCAGGACTTATTTCAATCCTTTACACAATCCTCACCGCAATGAACATCGTAACCGCATCCCCCACGCAGCCCTGGCTGATTACGCTGGAAGCCTACCAGAATCTCGCTGCTGCCCTCGGCACGGCTCTTCCTGTTCAGACAGGCAAAGAAGAAGCTCCTACCGCGCCCTATACAGCAAAGAACGGAGTTGCCGTAATCCCGATTCACGGAACCATGATGCGTCAGGTTCGCCCTCAGTTGAAAGCTAGGGCTGAAGTCTGGGGCATTCGCCTGTGTGATATGCAGCAGACCTCAGCCACACTACGCCAAGCTGCTGCAGATGATACCATCCACACAGTTATCCTCGACATAGATTCCCCGGGCGGTACAGTCAACGGAACGCCGGAACTGGCTCATGCCGTAGCGGCCTTATCCGATAGCAAGCATGTGTACGCTTTCACCTCCGGGCAATGTTGTTCCGCTGCCTACTGGATTGCCAGTCAGACGGATGGCATCTACGCCAGCCCATCTGCCATCGTTGGCTCCATCGGCGTGATACTTCCCATTCTGGATTCCACCGCCCGCTACGAAAAGGAGGGCTTTAAGGTGGAAGTATTCTCTGCGGGTAAATACAAGAGTACCGGGGTCGAGGGCACCAGCCTCACCGATGAGCAGAGAGCACGCCTTACCCAGCAGGTGCATGCGACTTGGGAGACATTCAAGCACGCAGTTACCCGCCGCCGCAACATTGATGCAGCCGACATGGAAGGACAGACTTTCTACGGATCAGAAGCGCAGCAGCATTCATTGGTGGATGCTCTTGCCTACAACCTTGATTCCCTACAGGCGAAACTCGCCATACGCCACCAATTTTGACACCCACCACACTAATATGGACACAATAGACGAACAACTCGATGCTGCCAATGCACAGGTGGCTGAGCTTACCGCCCAGCTGACTGCGCTGCAGCAGGAAAATGCCACACTACAGGCCGCCAACGAGGAACTGACCGAGAATCTGACTCATACCCGCGAACAGCTTGCAGGGATGGAGGGCGCTCACCGCCAGGCACTCGAAGATGTACAGCGACTCAAAGCCGAAGCCAAGACTGCCGAGGAACGAGCTGCCGAGTATTACGGAGCAGCTGCCGCCCCTCAACAGGTAACGACTAAGGGTGACCCTGATGCCGTATCGCTTCACGAGCGCTTTGCTGCCATCAAGACTCCCGGTGAGCAGACTGTATTCCTGCGCTCTCTGACTGATGCTCAGCGTGCCGAACTTTACTCCAACATCTAACCCCACACTCATACACAATTATGGCTAATACACTCACAGACCTCAAAGACGTACGTATCGCACAGGCTGCACTCCTGCCGTGGATGACCGAGCTGATGCCCCTGAGCATCTTCTCTACCAACTTCGGACCCGATTCTGCCGACAAGGGCGATACTGTAAAAGTCCCCATCGTTGGCGCTCCCTCGCCGTCCTCGGACTTTGCCGGTGACTATACCGCCAACGCCGACAGTCAGGCCAGCTCCATCCCGATTGTGCTCAATAAGCACAAGTTCAAGACTGTACACATGACCGCCAAGGAAGCTGCCACTACGGCAGTACCCCTCCTTGAAAAGCTCGTGTCGACAGCCGCGCAGCAGCTGGCTATTGATGTTCTGACCGACATCTTCAGCTGCGTTACCAAGTCCAACTTTGCCGCCGCTCTGGAGGGCGTTTCTGCGGATGAGTTCGACTACAAGGCTATTCTGGGCATCCGCGAAGCCTGCAACCTTGCCAAGATGCCTAAAGGCCAGCGTTCCCTTGTGCTCAATACCAGCCTCAATACCGCATTGCTTGCAGACGATATCGTCTCTCGCAGCTTCATTACCAATCTGGCTCAGCCCGGTGTCGTGGAAGCTCGCGTGAATCGAATCGCCGGGTTCAATGTGCATGAGACGGACTGCGTGCCGAGCAACAACGAGAATCTGGCGGGTTTCGTAGCCCATCCCTCTGCCGTTGCCGTAGCCATGCGCTACCTCCAGCCCATCGCCAACTACGATGAAGCCGGGGCTGTCACGGATCCTGTAACCGGGTTGACCTTCGGCTACCTGCGCTATACGGACACCACTTCCAACAAGGTGTATATCACCCTTGAGGCTCTGTATGGTTACAAGGTTATCCGACCGGAAGCCCTGAAGCGCATTACCACCGCAGCCTGAGCCGATTAACACGATGAGCCTCGCCGATGAAATGATTGCGGACTTTGCTGAAATCCACGCGGATTTACCATCCTACGTGGTCATTGGCGGGGCTCATATTCCGGCTTTAGTCAGTCAGGGCAGTACAGCGGAGGAGCTTGATTTAGGCGGCTTTGCCAATCAGGACTCCCTGACGATTAAGGCTAGGAAAGCCGACTGGCCAGCAAAAGTAAAGGTCGGCGATATCCTCAGCTATGACCGCAGGAACTACCGCATTAACAGCATCAGCATCAAAACTTCCATCCCCCTGATTGAAATCCAATGTCTGCAAAGGTAATCATCAATTCATCTTCCTTGGACAAGAAGCTCGCCAAGATGGCTATCCTCGGGCAGAAAGGTGTGGAGGAGGCTATACGAGACGGAGCCAAGCGATTTGTTTCAAACGCAATCCGTAACACCACGCCGATGATTCTGACAAGCTCGCCCGGCACAGCTAAGACCAACTGGACAAATCGCGTGACGCATCACTACAACACGCACCGCATCACCAAGAAAGGATGGCGAAAGGATGCTGAGCTTCGCAAGTTGCTTGCAGCAAAAAAGAAAAAGCTGGGCCGTGAAGCCGCTGGCTGGAATGCCGCCGCTCAGGAACTCAAGGCAACCCGCATCCCTGCATGGGTGAAGCGACATGGTGGTGCTGAGGGTCGCTGTGTTATCAGACACCGGGGCCACTTCATTACCATTTCCGTCACGAACTCTGTTCCCTATAACGAGGACATGACCATGAGGCGTGCGGCTTTCGCCCTGCACAAAACAGAACGAGGCTTCGAGGGCAACCTCCGAGCCCTGAAACGTAAGATTATCCGGGAAGTATAATGAACCCACACTCATTTTCAGAAACTCTGCGACAGGTTCTTGCTGAACGGCATCCTGAGCTTCAGCTGTATCTCCCGGTTGCGGATGGCGAGCGCCTCTATCCCTACGTCCTTGTGACTGTAACGGCTGATGAGGAAATCATACTCATGAATCACACATGGGAATGCAGCTTGGAGATTCAGTTCCACAGTAACGCTTACGAGCTTGCAGGAGTGAGTTCCCGGCGTTATTTCTCGCAACTCTGCGCGGAGATGGAAAAGCCTGAGCTTCGGCTCTTGCTCAATGACATAGCTCCAGACTTCTACCTTTACCGCATCGCTCTGCTTGCTGTGGATGAACCACAGGTGCAGGACGAGTCATTTATTCAATCTGCCCGATACCGGGTTACTATCCAATTTTGACACCCACACAAAGATATGGCTACTATTATCGGAACAGTTGGCGTATTCGGTTTTGATGAAGACCAGCAAGGCATCCTGCTGGAGTCTCAGGATATCGACTACAAGCCTGACAGCAAAGTACAGCGTGACTATCGCGGCAAGAAGGTCGGCATTATCTTCTATGATGACCAGACCGATGTTTCCATGAAAGGCTACATTCCTCGCGATAACCCCACGGATATCAAGGTTGCACAGACTCTGGTGCTGGCCAATACCGCACCTGACCATGGGCTGACCTCCGTCTCTACCGGCACCAATGTGGTGACCGGGATTAAGATTGGTTTGAAAAATGAAGACCTTGCATCGTTCGAGGTTACTTCCACCATCTACGACTTCTGATGCTGAAGAAACCCTCAACTGATGCGTTGAACTTCATCCGCTCGCGTGATGGAGAACTCGAATCCCTGATGCTGGCAGCATGCCTGACAGCCTTGGGGATTCCGTTCTCTGAGCGTCCGGCCTTTACTGTTTCCGGCGATACTGAGCCTGTAGTAAACTGGCTCTTTGACGAGCAATCACTTGATGGCAAGTTCAAAGCTTCCGAGATGATTGCCAAGTGGCAGGATAAAGGCTGGATTACACGCACCGACAATGACCACCCGCTTGCCTACATGGCCGCAGCTATGCGCAACCTCTGCACGCTCATTAACCACCATATCGGCCAAGCCCCCAGGGTGGAGCTGGTGAAGCGTGGTAACAAGACCCTCGTTATCCCCGAGGGAACGCCTGAGTCCCAGCTGGGGATTCTTATCAACAAGTTCACTCATTCTTAATCACATGCCTACAATCTCTATTTCCACCCGCGAAGACGAAAACAATCGTTCCATGGTACAGCCCTCGACTCGCACAGAGTCCGGGCTTTCTCTGCGTCCTATCTCCCTCGGTTCGCTTGAAATCCTGCGCCAGCTTGGCAACCCGCTGGCTTCCGGCGATGCCGATATGAGCAACATCGACACCCATACGCTTACCGAGTTTATCTGGGTTCACGCTGCGCCGCTCGATGAAGTTGTGGAGACTGTCTACAATGCACCCGGTCAGGTGAATCGTAAAGCTGCACTCTTTGCCATGAATATCAGCCCGGCTGAGTTACGTACCATCACCTCGTCCTTGTCTGCGGATCAGGCTGCGGTACAAGCTGCATCCGCTATCCCTCAGCCGGAAGAACATGACTCCCCAAACGAGCTTGCCCCGCGCTGAACGCAACTGTGATTTTCACGATTGCTAAAGCGACGGGGTGGACGGAAGAATACATCATGTGGCTTCCGCTGCGTAAGACGCTCCAATATCTTCATGCAGCTTGGGTTAGCGAGGGCGTTGCAACAGAATGGCGCAGCGTCTCCGAGGAAGAAGCCGCCGAAGCTGCGAGCCTGTTTAACCGATTAAGATACCTGACAAAACATGCCTGACGTTACATTCACGTTCTCTGGTGACTCCACTTCCTTACAGAATGCTCTCAACGAGATTAAGGGGGAAGTAGGTAAGACCAAGGAATCTGTACAAGGACTAGCCGGGCAATTCGTTGCCTCCTTTGCCGCTATCGGTGCTGCCATCGCTGCGGTTAAGGGGGCTTTTGCCACTCTGGGTGGTATTTCTGCGGAAGCCGCCCGCATGGAGCAGACCGGGCTTGCGTTCAAAGTCATGATGGGGGATGCCGCTGCAGCTGCGGAGTATGTTGATAAACTCCGCAAATATGCCGCCGAAACGCCCTTTGAGTTCGGGGATATTTCCGATGCTGGCAAGACCTTGCTCTCAATGGGTACGGCTGCGGATAAAAGTATTGAGGTTATTCGAAAGCTGGGCGATATCGCTTCGGTTTCCGGCAAGCCGCTCAAAGAGCTTGCGTTCCTTTATGCCAAGGTGCAGAACTCTGGCCTGAGTAACGAAGTAGCCGAGTCCTTGGAAATGCAAGGCGTGCCGATCCGTAAGTTGATTGCCGAGATGAAAGGCATTTCTTTTGAGGACGTTTTCAAAGGCATTTCCAAGCGCCAGTTTAATCTTGATGACCTTGATGCAGCCCTCGACAAGCTGACTGGTCCCGGTGGTCTGTTGGAGAACATGACCAAGCTTCAATCGCAGACGTTCTCCGGCGCATTAAGCACTCTTACAGATGGATTCTCCGCGCTGGCCGTGGAAATGGGTACGCCTATCAATGCCGCCATTCTTCCGGTGTTAGGAGAGCTGACGGCCTATGTGGATTCATTAACTCCCACAGTTCAGCAATTTGCACAAACTCTGGCTACTGTATTTGAGGGAGCAGTAGTCGTCATCACGCCTATTGTCTCCGGCATCGGCGAGCTTGTTTCGATTCTGGGTGGTGCGGAGACTGTCATTGCGTCTGCAGCTGCTGCCATGCTCTTGTATGTCGGCAATACCAAGACCGCAGTCACCAGCACAGTTTCATTCCGAGCGCAGCTTACAGCCCTTGGTAATACCATCAAAGGATTGTCGTTCTCTTCCTTTGTGACGGCCTATCGCACAGCTCTTTCCGGCTTACGCACGGCCATGTCCTCCACGCTTGCAGGGCTCAAGGTAACGTGGTCGATTGCTTGGTCAACAATGGCTACTGTAACCCGCGCTGCTATGGTAGCGGTAAAGGCTGCAATCGTCAGCACCGGCATCGGCCTAATTATTGTCGGCATTGGCGAAGCCCTGGGCGCTCTCTATTCTTGGTTCATGGGCAACAGCGAGGCCGCAGAGAAAGCGGCTGAATCCACGCGCCAGTTCGAGAAATCACTTCGCAACCTGAATAAGCAAGCGGATAAGGTGAAAACGTATGAGCAATACGATTCCTTTATGGAGCAACTGGACGAACGCATGGATGACCTGCGCGAGGAGCGCAGCATGGCTGTTGCCAAGGATGAGGACGAGGAGGTTATCGAGCTCTTAGACCAGCAGCTTGCTCGTCTGCAGCAGCGGAAACGCCATTACGAAGAAACGCTGCCGATTCAGATTGAGGAAGCCATTGCAGCCGAGCGTGCTGCAGAAGCGATGCGAAAACAAGCCGAAGAAGCAGCAGAGCTGGAGCGTAAGCTGGCCGCAGCCCGCGATAAGCTCAACGACCTGTACCGCCGCCAGCGTGAAACGGAACGAGAGCAGTATCTGTCCGGGCTTGCCCCCGAGGTGCAGATTCAGCTTCGCCTTTCCGATGCTACAGCTTATGGCCAAGCCCGCCACACGATTGAGTCTCTGCGACAGGAGATGAAGGATATCTCCAATAAGTCGATTGTGACGGATGAGGATGTGGCTCGTTACCAACTGCTGTCCTCCACCTACAATAAAATCGTGGAGCTGCAACGCCGTGGGCGAGAGGAAGCCGAGCGCACGGCTGAAGCTGAACGCCGCAGGGCTGAGGAAGCCGCCAGACAGGAGCAGGCTCGACAGCGAGCTGCCAGCGACTACGATATGGCCGTGAAGATGTTGCAAGCTGAGATTGCCGGAAATGAGAAGCGTCTTGCCGTGCTGAAGCAACAGCAGCGCATTACTCAGCTGACGGCTGAATATCAGCGCCAGGGATTGGAAGATGCCGAGGCTCGTGCCAAACGCATGGTGGCCTTGGAGAGGCAACTGGAACGCCAGCAGGAGAAGCAGAGGGAGCAAGAAGAGCGGCGCCAGCAGCAACAGGGGCGAGGTCGCCCACAGGGCTCGCGTACATCCGATTCTTTCGCAAGTGTTGGTGGTGGCGGGCGTTCCGTTGTCATTGGTGGGCCGCTTATCTCGGAGACGAAGAAGCAGACCCGCTTGCTGGAGGGCATAGGCAAAAACACGAGACGGCCTCCCACGATTAAGGTGTCGGGTAACGTGGAAGCTGTCATCAGCCGTTGATTTTGACATCCTGTTCCGTTGTATATGGCAACATTACGAACAGGATTCGGCTCTGGTGGTGACAGGCTCGTGTGGTTCGGTAACACGGGCTACATTATCACCGCTCTGACCATTGAATTAAGCCGCGACCGCGAGACAGGCGATACTGTAGAATTAACCTACGAAGTGCCGGAGGCCAGCGCGATGAGTTCCGTGCCGGAGATGGATTCCGGCATTGACGTGCTTTCTTCCGTGTCTCTCAGCAAGGCTGTTATCACACCCGGTGTGGCTGGTGTGGCCAGCGTGAAGCTGACCTACACCAAGCCCAAGGTGGAGGACGAGGAAAGCGAGGAGGATGACGATTTGGATGGCTCAGGTGAAGAAGAAGGCTCTGATGAGGGCGGCGGCGGCGAGGAGGGTTCTTGGTCTATGGGCGGTGGCTCGTTCACTACTTCCTTTGACGTGACTGTGGTTGACCAGCCTATTCTGACGCACCCTAAGATGGCCAGTATCTCCGGCGGGCAGCTGGAATACCTCAAGGCGTTTATGGATGGAGCCCGTCTGTGGGAGCTTGTGCCGGAAGTTGATAACGATGGCAAGCCTAAGCTGGATAGTGATGGGCTTCCGGTCATGAAGCAACTCGGCAAGCTTCTCAAGACTGGCAGTAAAGCCTTTGACCTCATTAACAAGGGGGTGACTTCCTACAAGGATATCATGGCTACCTACACAGTCAGACAGACATCCCGCTCGGATAAGTCTGATATCAATTCTGTGGGCAAAATCAACAATCCTCCCAAGGCGCCGAAGTTCCCGAATCGTACGTGGTTGCAGGTGTCCTCCAACTGCTCCATGAATGATGATGGTAAGACCTATACCATCGAAAACACTTGGCTGCTCTCCGGCCTTGGCGGCTGGGATAAAGACTTATACGGCTCTTAATCTGCTATGAAACTCCCCGAAAAAGTACGTGTAGGTGAAAAGCTCTCGGCCCGTTGGCTCAATCAGGTGGTCGATTGCCTGAAAGAACTGGGCAAGGCTGCCAATGTGGGCAACGGCTCTTCTACCTCCAGCATTGAGTATTCCGGCTCAGATTATCGTGATACCAAGTATCGAGGTACAGGTGGTACGGATTTACAGGAGTTCAGGGTTTACCCGTTCCAGCTGCGCTTGAAGCCTAAGCAGCTCTGCGATGTAAGTGCCGATGGTAGCTGGCCGAAGATTGCCCAGATGAAAGTCGGCGCGATTGTCGATTACATGGGCAAGACTCATGCCGTTCCTAAAGACCAGACGCTCTACGATTACACCGATGGCTGGGTGGATATCGGTGCATTTACCGAGGAGCTGCAAAAGGCCTTTTGTATTATCACTCAGAATTATAAGGGAGAGATAACCAAGGTCGAGATTAAGAAAAAGGAAGAGAAGTTCGTTCCCTGGGGCAAGACTGATGCTAACGCCAAGGGAGAGGGTAAGCTTTCCGTTTTCATTGGCTCATACCAGCTTAAACGAGTGGAGGAGGTCAACCGAGCCCATATCTATCAGGCTCACTCGGGTACGCTGGACTTGCAGACTGTACAGGTTGAAAAGCTCTTTGATGCAGACGAAGAAGCAAAGGATGCCCCCGCTGGCAGCGGATCTGGGGCTGGTTCTGCTGCTGAGTCTGACAATTACTACACGGCCGGAGAAAGCGAAGAGTATGAGAGCAAGCCCGCCGGGTTATTCCGCAAGCGAGACGAGCATCTTTTTATCTTCAAGAAACTTATCTGCTGCGAGGGGCTGAGCCTTGAGGATGGAAAGAATCTGAAAATCAAGCTTCGCAGAGCCAATTCCGTATGGCCTGATGGCAGCGGATCACAAGAATCTCTGGCTGATGATGAACCTGTCATCACCCTTGGCGGTGTCGAAGATATCGTGTTCAACAAGGAGATTCTGATTCCTTTGATTGAGTCCGGCATCATTAAGATTCCCTATGCCGATACGCTCAAGGAAACAACTGGTGTCATTTCCGGGCTGGAAGTTCGATATGCTCCGGCTGTTCGTGAGGATGATGGCTCCGTTACCTTTCTGGGCGAAGATGGCTCACGGCTTCCCCAAGGCGGAGCAAACAATCCGGCTGGCGGCTCTGCTTCCGGTTCTGCTGATGGGCCTTATATCAATCAGATAGTGGAAGGTGTCATCCACCTGACTATCCCGATATTCGTGGATGAGCTTTCGGCATCCTTGTCTCAGTCTGCTTCGGAAAGCCACTCCGCTTCACTCTCTGCTTCTGAGCCGGGCTACGATACGGAAAGCGATAGCGATTCCTATTTCCCCTCAATCGGGGAATCCGAATCAGCTTCCGCTAGTGCTTCCGATTCAGCCAGCGCTTCTGCAAGTGCGTCTGCTAGTGGTTCTTCTTCTGGTTCTGCCAGCGCATCCGCTTCTTCTTCTACCGGCTCTGATATCGCTTCTGCTTCTGATATTGCTTCCGGCTCAGATGTTCCCTCGGATTCTGTAGCAGGTTCTTCTTCCTCTGGCTCAACTGGGGGTTCATCTTCTTCCGGCGAGGGTTCGACCGGGGGAGGCTCTGTTCCCGGCGAGGGTTCTGTACCGGGTGGTGGCTCTATCCCCGGAGGGGGTTCTATTCCTGGGGGCAGCAGTTCTTCGGCTTCTTCCAGCGGCATGTCCTGCGGTTGCGACTGCGAGACGAAGCTGGCTGAGATGCAGGCCAAGATTGAGGCCTTGGAGACTCGCATCGCTGACCTTGAGAAGAACAAGACCGAATGCAACTGCAAGTGTGGCGACTTGCTCGCCCAGATTCAGGCGGCTGTAGCAGCTGAAGCTCAGACCATCGCCAACAGCATCAATTACGAAGTATCGGTCAATGGTGCGGTCGTGACTACCACGGAATACGGCACGATTGTTGCTGATACAACAGGCTCAGTTACAGCTAACGGAGCAAGCGCTTCTTCCAACATTCACTACCAATGATTTCTCCCCACCATGGCTTGCAACTGTGAAAACATCGACATGAACAGCATCCGCGCCGCTGTCCGACAACTCCTCTGGCAGCGGGTTGCGGAGATTGTTCAGAATATCTCCTGCACACACACCAATACCGATGGCCACTACAGCCCCTCGCAATACTGGTACGACCTCGACCGAACCGACCGCCGTTCTGTCAGCACCAGTATGAGCGTGGGGCTGCGCGGCAATACCATTGTCATCACTCTTTCCTA